GCTTGATGCTGACGGCTCTGCTACGTCCGGAACGCTGCAAGTGATTCCTGTCCAAAGGCTCATCGCCTTCGTTCAAGAAGAACTTGAGCAGTGCGCGTTCTCCATCTAGTGGATTCAACGGAATGTGTTCCTGGATTACATAACCCTTTGATAGGGGTCTGTGTGTCCGAGTACACAAGCGGATAATATCATGATTGATATCATCCCACTCTCCTAGGATTTCACTATCACGACTGACTCGAGGGAAGAATCCCCCGAGCAGTTTACTGATCTTCCTGCGAAGGAAGTCAGTAGTGTCCGTGTAGTGAGCGTCTTTACACTGGTTAAAGAAACTTACCAGTGCAACGACCTCCTCAACGTTACGTCTGTCGTCGGGCCACATCTGGCGCATCTTGACGTATGACACGTCAATTCCGCCATAGTAGTCCTTCCCACAAGACTCTCTGAACCTTCCGGTCCAGAAAGATTTTTGGGAGTTCACCTTGAATCCAAAGGACCCAAGAGCATGAACGACAGATCCGACATGGTCAGTGGGGACAATAATGTCATCCCCATAGACCGCCACCTTGCCGGTAAGCTGAAACAAATCAGCTACCCGGAGGCGCTTGCCGAGGCTCTTCTCAATCCCAACGAGAGCGATAATCAAGAAGATTATCGTCTCAAGAGGAAACGTAAGAGCCGAACCCATCGACGCAAACTTGGCCAACGAAACAGTGATGTCTTCGTCACCAAGTCGAACGATGGCTTGCCTAGAACGGCAAGCCTGGATAGCACCATCAAGGTGCTGCCACCGCCCGGTCAGAGACCGGACGAGTTCGTTCGAAACGCGGTCGCTCGCCTCGGAAAGGTCGAGAGTTGCCAAGGATCCAGTGATGGACCCTTCCCGTGCAAGAAGTTGATTAACTTCTTGGCGATCGAGTCGGAGGAACCGTTTGAGGATATAATCCTCATCCAGTCCTTTGACGATGCTTTTGGAGAGTGCCTGTTGTGCGTACTGCATACAGACAGGCTCCATAGCAATGATCCGGGGCGTTTTCGCCGTCTTAGGGACTGATATCACCTTCACAGGTAATTCGTCCTCAGGGTTCTTGAACTCCGTATCTTCCAAGATTTTCCAAAATCTTGGATTGGGCAACAGGAAGAGATCCGAAGAAAAGTATTCCTCGAGTCTCCATGTCCAGTGCGCGTGGTACTTCTCGTTCCCGAGAAGGCCATCTGCAGTGGATCCTGGGCCATGCTTCGGCACTAATGTGCCATGGGCGACGTCGCTATTAACGCGATCGAAAACCCGATCAAACAGAAGCATAGCAATGCGAGAAAACGCCAGATTTTCATCTGAGTGCCACTCGTATTCCCACTCACGGACTTCATGGTCGGTGTTGATGTATTGAGTCATGGCTTGCTTTGTCCTGTCAGGCGATGCCTGGAGGAAAAGTTTGCCATAGACGCCACACAATTGCCTCACGGCAAGTATCGCGTCTACGTTTGGCTCAAGCAACAACGCGCCATTCTCGAAATCGAACACCTGCATCAGGAAACCCCTTAGAAATAAGGGCAATCCTCGGCTACTCCGGAACTTAGGAGTATCCGCTAGGCAGACTTGACTCTGGTCAATCCATCTTTCGAAGGATTTTCCAAAGTCAGGCAGGTCTATCGTAAGAAACGGTAGACCTTGGTGTTCAACTCGACGCTCGACTAGATCATAGTCGAGCGTGGTGTCGACGGCACATCGCTTACCCATATCTTGGGCAAGCACCTTCCAGAGAGACAACAGGTCTTTCACCTGGTCCTCCTTTCATAAAGGAATGGATGAGGCTGAAATACTGCACCACGTTGTCTTACGACTGTGAGTCCCCCTACTCAGAAATTCTGAGTAGACTGGTCCCCTCGTCAGCTTTCGCCGGCGAGGAGCTTGGTAATGGCTGCACCGCTAGAAGCGGACAGCCAAGCCAGGTATCCGTCCACGTCCTGCTTAAGGAGCGTGGTGTCGTAACCGGGAGGCGAATCGACGACAAGGTGAACAGACACAGTCTGATTCACATTCTGACCACTAACCAGAGGGTTAGCGACCAGCGAGTCGTGGACAAGCTTCACCATACGACGAGTCCGGCGCCCATAAGCATGGGAAACCGAGACACGGTAGGCCCGATCCGAGGTGCTGAATGCACCCGTATCAAGGCCGGTACCAGTACGACCTAGCGACTTCGCAATCGCGTTGATCGTGATAGAAAGGGGCTCTGCGAACATGGTGATCTCACTTTCAGGGTACAACTATGAAGTTGTATCGGAGGTGTACTAGCTATACTGATGTATAGCTAGTCTCAACGGTTACCGCGCCGGGTGATTCCTAGCGCAGCGAGGATGGCAAATTGACGTGGAGAAAGATCATCCCACGTCATGCCGAATCCGTATGGTGACGCTCCAATCCTGGATTTGACTACATAAGTAGTCGTGCCAGAAATGGTACGAGGTACAGTACCCCAAGTGGGTACAACGCCATTGTGAACATGACTGATCTCGCGCTTGACTTCCTGCATAAGGTAGCCATAGCGCATCACGAGGTCGTCTTCACTGATCGCAGATACGTTAGCGAGAATGTCGCCAGCGTTTCCAAACCAGTCGGCCAACCACGTCCAAGGAGTGATGTTCCACAGAGTGTCAGGAGAGAGACTAACGCCCAAGATAGAACGGGCATAAGCTCTCATCCTGCGAACGAGTAAAGCGTCAACAGGTGGATACCTGTAGACGAACTCGCCGGAAAACCAAGTTTTCTTGGTATCCGTCTGTGTAACTACACGACTTGCCTGGTTCCAATGCGTAATAGTCAATACAGGCCACGGTAAGACGTTCGCCGTGGAGAGTACTGTACTACTACTGGAACTAGGGAACGAATACTGTCGTCTCATTGCCCTCCCAGAATTCCTTCTCAGGTCTTCTAGGATGTCCGCTTGTTGTTCAAGCGCACGGGCCGTCTTGCGAAGGTCAGAAACGAAAGGTTTCCAACCAAACTCGACGTTCAGATAGTTCGAGCCCAGAGATCTGAATTTCTGGAGCTCTCCCCTAATCTGAAATTTTGACAACAGCGATGGTATGCCTTCCCGATACAATTCGGCAAGAAATACGCCGAACGAAGCTTCGGGAGAGCCTGGACGACACCGCGAGATCGCGGTGCTGCCCATACCCCAGCGAGCTAGTTCCGAATCCAGAACGGTATTCGAGAACCAAGTCGCATCAGGAGTAAGGCTCTTCAAGGCATACGTTGGGTTAGCAATAATGGGACCAACATAGGAACGTACAATACCGTTCCCAGGAGGTTGACCACTTGCGACACCCATGGAGGCGATGGGGAAATCGTTCCTAGCTTGATAGCTAAGGAACGGGCCACCCACATCAAGGTCTAGACCGCGAAGGTCTGCACCCCATAGTGGATGTTCCTCATCAGCACAATATCCTTGCGAGTACAACGAAACGTTGTACGGTGTGGTGGTCGAGAGCTTTCCGAAAACATAACCATAGTCGTTCCCTCTGTGGGTAACGGCTATGTAGTTATTACGGCGAACTCTTGAAACACCACCTGACGCAGACATTGTGTTACTCCCATCTCGTTCAGACTAACGGAAGAGTGCCCCCCCGAGGGGGGGCGGTACCGTGAAACAACACGACCTGTTCTGAGGACCCCATCAAGGGACTCAGTTGAGCAGGACCCCTGTTAATTCAGGGTTTACTGCGCTCAAACAGTGAATGTTACCACTCACGGTTGTGCCAGCATGCTTACGCATGCAACACTCGGCACCGGTGCCCCTTCGGG